CTAAAGTAGAATTTCCAGACAATGTTCCTACTACTTTAATATAAAGATGTTTACCATTTGCTGTTGCATCTCCATCAGCTAAACTTAACGTAGTTGTACCTGTGCTTAAAGTTACTTCTACATAACCTGATGCTGCTGTTTGTAATAATTGTAAATTAGTATTTGTGATTGCTCCCCATAGACCAGCTTTTTCTCCTGTTGCTACGAGTTCTAATGATAAATCTGTTGAAAATGTTGATGCCATATTAGTACGGTTTTATTGGTGTCCAAACCATTGTTGCTCCTGGTATTATATCGTTCCACGTAATAACTCCTGGTTCTACTGTATCTAGTGTTAGACCTGAACCTGTAGGACTTACATTTGCGTCAGCAGTAATTGTAACATTTCCTGTAGCCAAGGTCAACGAGTTTCCAGAAGGTGTTACGTTAGTATCTATATTAACAGTAAATGCACCTATACCTAAAGATACAGCATTTCCTGTAACTGTGTGATTAGCATCAGCTGTAATAGTTAAAGTACCTATGCCTAATGCAAGTCTATTTGGATCAGCTTCTTCTGTAACTGCATCTGCAATAATACCTACACTACCGATTGTAATAGATAAACTATTGCCTACTACAGAAACTTGTACATCTGAATCGGGTCCTGATGTAGCGAATGGTAATGCTGATATTGCGTCAAATCCTAAACTCATAAATAATCCTTAAAAGGAGACAGGGGGTATGTGGTGGTGCCCTGCCTCCATCTAAAGATTATATCATCGTTTAAACCAAGAAGGAAGACCTAAATGTGGACGCTTGTCAAACATATTATCTTTAGCACCCCAGGTTTTACGATTATTATAATGCAGAAAAACTTGTACGCATTCTTTACCTTTAAATTTTTCTCTCCAATGTTCTAGCTCACAACCAGAATAAACCAACATATCTCCTGGTTTTAAATCTACTCTAATACCTTTTTTACCTACTTCTCCAGATGGTTCTAAATATATTGGCCAATCATCGCCACCAAGATTCATAGTCGTAGATATCTCACAACTAAATCTATCTTTATGTCTTTTAAGTTCATCACCTTTTTTATAAATTCTTGCATAAGTGTAAGCTGGATATAGTTTTAAACCTGTTGCTTTTTCCATACCTGGCTGACATTTAAGTAATAAAGTTTCCATAGCCATATTAGCGTATTGACAATATGTATTTGGTATTTGTTCGTTTTCATCTTCGTAATGACCTATAATATTTTCAAAGGGTGAAAAGTATCTAGCTTGTCTACAAGTATCATAAACTTGTTTTTGCATACAAAAATAGTTTCTAATAAAAGCTGCTAAATCTTTTGATATTGCTTGACGGATAACTGTATATTTTTTCTTTTTAAACATCTTTAGCCATTTCTTTTGGCACAGCTTGTATGTTCCAATGTATAAATCTAAATGGTTCTATTCCAAAATCTACTGCATACTCGTGTTCTAAATAACCTGGAAATATAATTAATGTACCTGGTGTAGGTTTAAAATGTATAAGCTCACTACCACCCCATACACCTTTTAAGTCTGGCTTCAGTTTTAATTTTGTAGCACGTGCACCGGTCCTCGGTTCGTGAAAGATAGGGTATGATGTTTTATCACTACATTTTAAAAAGTAAAATCCTGATACGTGTTGATTCCAATGCACGTGTGCTGAATGATGACCACCACCTTTTTTAGCAAACTCTTGTACCCATAGCTCACTGAACATAGTTGTGTACTGTTGCATATCAAAACCTTGATGATCTAAATATTCCCAAGACTTTTGACCAATGTAATTTCTAAAATCTAAAAAATCATTATCAGCTGTTAATGGTGTTGAGTGATATGATCTTCCAAAATCACCGTGTTCTTTTATAAATTTTTTTTCTCTTGTTCTTGCATCTTTAATATATTTGTTAGAAGCTTTATTTAAAGATTTTACAAACTCTGGTTTTTGTTCTGACCAAATAGTTGTGTTAAAATAGTTATTTATATACATTATTTAAAAGGCCTTCCTAAATGCCAAACAACAAGACTATATCTTGTGCCTGATGTTACTGGTTTAACTCTATGCCACACAAAACTAGGAAATACAATAATAGATCCTTTTGGTAATATTTCTTTACATTGCACTCTGTGTTTTGATTCGTCTCGCATATGTGGATCATAGTTTCTAAAATCAAATTCTAATTCACCACCTGTATATTCTGAACCATCTGTTAACTGACAAGTCATAGATAATTTTCTAATTCTGCCGTGTTCTGGATTGTTTGGATCTTTTTTATCATAAGGTTTATCCCAACTATCACAATGCCAATCATAATATTGATTGTGTTTGTATTTTGTAAACTGACAGGATTCACTTCTTTCCCAATCAAAGTTCCAACCAGCAGCTTTATTTGCTTGGTGTACATAAGGATGTAATTCTTTATATATCCAAGTATCATTAAGCCAAACTAAATCAGAGTTTCTTTTTCTTTTTAAATCTAATACTTCTTGTTTGTTTAATTTTCTGTCACCATAACCACCAGTAATTGCCATTACTTCTTTTTGTGCGTTAGCGTATCGTATTACTTCATCACAAAATTTAGGTGTAAGAACACTACTAAAATACCAATAATAATTAGATATATTCATACGTTATAGTTTGTACAAAATTTAAACTATCCTTTTGATTATTGGTTAAGTAATACATATTGGTAGACGGAAACATTATAAATTTATTATTAGTTAATGGTATGTCCCAACTTCTACCTTTACGTCTGTTATCTTCAAAGTGTACTCTGACCATACAGTCTTTAACTTTAACACCATATAATAATGTAAAGTCTGGTGAGTTACGTAGATCCACTGGATCAATATTTAATAAAGGAATAGTTGTTTCCGCAGGTTTATAAATGTTACCCCACGTTTCTTTATTAACTAAAGTAAAATTATATTCAAGATTAATGTAATCTCGCATATAGGTATTTAACATATCCCAAGTTCTTGAAAATGGAAATTCTTTGTTTTGAATTACTGATTGTAAAATATCACCTGATAGTTTATCTCGGTCAATGTCCCAATCTTTAGGCATTAATACATCACCAAAATATAGAGCTTGCTCTGTTAATACTTTCTTTTGCATACCACCACCATTTTTAATTTATGCTTTGTTGTCTGTCAAGTCCCAAGTTGTATTTGCTTCATTCCAAACATAATTCCAAGAATGAGTATTAGCTGTATTTTGTGATTCTTGTTCAGCTGTTAATGCTGGAGCATCACCTATTGGTGATTTCCAAGAAGCTGATTCGATGTGTTTTACCCAAGATGCATGAGTTTTTTTAGGCCAAAAGATTTGATCATCTTCATCCCAAGTATAACCTATACCTGCGAAGTTACCTCTAAAAGGTGTTCCGCCATTTTTATGTTGACCACCAGATGTATTGTAAGATGTTTGAATCCACATTTGTGCAGGCCAATTATTGTGTGTTTCTAAATATTGTTGACCTACTGATTCATCTTCAACACCATCAGCGTTAAGCATATCAGAATTATTCAAAGTTAATACTTGAATAACTTTTCCGTTAGCTCCTAGTTTTGCAAAATGTGCCATAATGTTTCTCCTTATATATTAATTTTAATTACCATTCAACTATTGAAATTTATACCTTATTATTACTACTCCTGAACCACCATTTGCTCCACAATTTTGTGAGTGTGATCCAGCTCCACCGCCACCACCAGTATTTGCAGTTCCTGCAGTCCCATCTGTTGTAGGTGCAGGGGGAGCTCCAGCACTTATTCCTGCTCCACCTCCTCCCGGTGTTCCAGCAGCCCCTGAACTAAAACCAGCACCACCAGCACCACCAGCTCTTGCTGTTGGTGTTCCATTAATACTTGATGTTGCACCTCCTCCACCATCTCCACCTTTAGGTGCAGTTTGATCTGCTCCACCACCAGTTGCTCCACCAGCTCCACCGCCGTGAACATAACATCCTCCAACGTGTATTCCAGCTCCTCCTGAATTACCTTGAGGCGGACTAACTGGAGGTGTATTACCAGCTCCTCCTGCAGCGGCAACTCCAGGGTTTCGAGCACCTCCACCACCACCAGATCCTCCGTCAGCTCCAGGTGAATTTCCTGGTTGTGAGGGACCAGCACCAGAACACAAAAACGCTCCTCCTGCTCCACCACCAGTAGATACTAGTGGACCAAAAGTTGAATTTGAACCATTTGTTCCTCTGCCTCCACTACTAGGCGTAGCTGCTGTTGCAGTTCCTCCTGCTCCAATTGTAACTGGAATAGAAGACACGGAAACAGGTACGGCAGAAACACAAGCACCTAAAGGACTTCTTGTATAACAACCAGAAACAGCTCCAGATGATTCTCGATAGCCTCCGCCACCGCCACCGCCACCACCGTTCGAACCACCAGATCCACCGCCTGCCACAACTAAATAATCTACACTATTTGAACCTGCTGGATTACCTGTTTGTGTAACTTGAAAAGTACCAGGACTTGTAAATGTATGTATTTTAAAATCTCCAGATTCTGAAATAGTTCCACCTGTAGCTACTACAAATATCGGTGTTGGTGCCTCACTTTGTAAACCTGAATCTGTTACTAACCAACCTTGTGTTGAATCTACAAAAACAAGTGTTATAGCTACTCCTTCTTCTGATAAAGTTGCATTGTTAGCTGAACCACCTATTTTATCTGAACCATTAGCTGCTATTATTAAATTATTTGTATCAAATGTATTTGCATAATCTTTAACTGCAACAACTGCACCTGCAGTTCCTGCTGGTAAATTAACTGTTACTGCTCCACCTGTTGTGTTTACAAAATATCCTTCACCAGCAACTGCTGTGAAAGTTGATGTTTTAACTGTTGTTACCCAAGACGCCGAACCTGTTGCACCAAAATTTGTTGCTGTACCTTGATTATTAATTGTTGCACCTGCAGGAATTGTGAACGTATCTCCACTATCTCCTAATTGTACTGTGCCACACGCTGCTCTTGGACTAATTTTGTTTACTTTTATTTCACTCATAATTTACCTATTGAAACCTATATCTTATTAATACTACTCCAGAACCACCATTTCCTCCTTGCATTGCTGGACCTTTGCTTGGACCACCTCTTGAAGTTGCTGCACCACCTCCACCGCCAGTGTTTGCAGTTCCATTCGTACCAGTTGCACCTTCAGTGGTTTGTGCACTTCCTGCTCCACCTCCACCAGCACCTCCTGGTGCTGAACCTGTTGCATCATAATTACCACCACCGCCACCACCAGCTACAAAACCTGAAGCACCAACTCCTGGACCATAAAGTGGAGAAATATCTATACCTGCTCCACCTGGACTAGCTACACTTGGACCTGAAGCTGCAACTGCTGCAGCAACTGCACCGCCACCGCCACCACCATTACAACCACCTATTGCTGCACCATCATTACCTTGAGAAGGATTTACAGAAGGTGTGTTACCTGATCCACCACTACCACCTGGATAGCCTCCGCCACCACCTGAACCACCAGGGTTCCCATTATAATTAGGTGCGGGTGAACCTGGAGCTTGTGATCCTCCACCACCTCCACCTGCTGATGTATTAGATATAAAAGTTGATGTACTTCCATCTGCTCCTGGAGGTTGAGGTGTTGATCCTGGACCATTTCCAGCACCTCCTGAACCAACTGTTACTGGATAACCTTGAGCTGTTACTGGTTGACATGTAAATGATCTATAACCACCTGCACCTCCACCACCTGCTCCTGCCGAAGTACCAGTTCCACCCCCACCTGCACCTCCAACAACAACATAATCAATTACATTATTTGGTGTGGTAGTTGCTACTGAACAAACTGTAAAAGTGCCTGGACCTGTAAAAGTATGAACTTTAAAATTACCAAAAGTTGCAATACTGTTACCACCCGAAGCTGTCATAAAAGTTTCTCCTGTAATATTTGATGTTGAATCTTGAATATTTTTCCAACCTTCAGTATCATCTACATAAACAAGAGTAACTGATTGACCCTCAGTTGATAAAGATGCATTAGCATTTAAACCACCAATTTTTTGAGAACCGTTTGGAACAATTGTTAAAGCATTTGTTTGAAAAGTATTTGTATAATCTACAACAGAAACAATACTGCCTGCTGCTCCTACAGGTAAATTCATATTAAAAGCACTACCTGATGTGTTAGCAAAATAACCTTCACCATTTGCTGCTGTAAATGTACTTGTTTTAATTGATCCTGTTTGCCAGTCTACTGTTCCTGTTCTACCAAAACCTGTCTGACTTGCACCTGATGCTAAAGCAATCGTATCACCACTAGCGCCAAGAGTAATTGTATTACTATTCTCGTTAATAATGTTTTGACCGCATTGGTTTTGTATGTTGTTTACTTTAATTGTACTTGTCATAATTATTGAAACCTATATCTTATTACTACTATACCTGAACCACCAGCTCCAGTTGTTGTTCCAGGAGCAGGATGAGGATTACTATTTGCAGCACCTCCGCCACCACCTGTATTAGCTGTGCCATCACCTGCTAATGCTGATGGACCTCCACCAGCTCCACCACCACCAGATCCACCAGATCCAGGTGAAATACTATCAGAACCACCACCGCCTCCACCACCGGCTCTTGTTACAGGTGATGCTGTTATTGAAGAAGCAACGCCAGCTCCGCCAGCACCAGATGCTCCGGGTGCGTATACTCCACCTACTGCACCAGCTCCACCACCTCCACCTGAAGCGTAAGGCGGACCGGATGGACTACCTGCTCCTCCATTATTTCCTTGAGGAGGTGATACTGGAGGTGTATTTCCACTTCCTCCAGGTGAATTTTGATAATTACCCCCACCACCTGAACCACCAGGAGAAAGAGGACTTGGAGTAGTATCTGCTTTTCCACCTCCACCAGCAGCGGAAGTGATAGTTGAAAAAGTTGAATCTGATCCCCTAATACCTTTTTGTGCACAATTCGGTCCTGTGCAAGTTTGTGCCGCCGCACCTGCACCTACTGTAATTGGATAAGCTTGTACTGAAACAGGTAATGCAGAAACACAAGCTCCTAGTGGAGATCTTGCATAACAACCAGAAGCTGCTCCAGATGATTCTCTATAACCACCTGCACCACCTCCTCCTACTGATCCACAATTAAATGCAGTACCACCAGCACCACCTCCACCACCACCTATTACTAAATAGTCCACTGTAGTCGATGAAGTTGGCGCAGGTAATCCTGGAACTCCTGCTCCCGTTACTGTAAAAGTTCCTGGACCTGTAAATGTATGAATTTTAAAATTTCCTGATTCTGTTTCTGTTCCACCGCTTGCTACTATAAAAGGTGATGTACCTATTACAGATGTTTGTGTTTCTTGAACATTAATCCATCCTTCTGTTGCATCAACAAAAACAAATGTTGCTGATTGACCATTAACACTTAATTTTGCACTTTGGCTGACCCCACCTATTTTATTAGAACCATTTGGTGCAATTGTTAAATTATTTGTATTAAAAGTTCTTGTATAATCTGCAAAAGCAACTATCGCTCCAGCACTACCTGCTGGTAAATTTACAGTCACACCTCCACTTGATGTGTCAACAAAATAACCTTCTCCACTAACTGCTGTAAAAGTTGTTGTTTTAATACTTCCTGTTTGCCAGTTTACTGAACCTTCTCTACCAAAACCTGTTTGACTAGCACCAGTTCCTAATTGTACAGTAGTTCCAGAACCACCAATTGTAAGAGTGGAACCACTTTGTTTATCTATTGCATCTACTTCTATTTTTGACATTATACTATTACTAAAGTCCCTGTTACTGTGATTGTACCAGGTACTGTAATAGGTCCTGCGAGAACTCCGTTCTCAACAGTTTGAGTACCGTCCATCGTACCTGCTTGATTTTTTATAAATTCATCAGGGGCTGTTCCGCCTCCGATGTATTGGATTCCATTTACTATTGCCGTCATAATTACTCCTACGTACTTATTTCGTCGATAAATGATGTAACAATATCTAAAGATGAAGCGGTATTGCTTTGAGCTTTAAGTACGTCACCATTTGCCAACACAATTTTTGCACCGCCTTGAATTAGTTCGATTGCAGAGTTTGGTGGAACGCTAACTTCTTTTGCGATGAAGTGATCGTTTCCACTATTTACAATCTGACAACTAGCCAAAACAGTTGAAGCGCTAGT